ACCAAGCATCTCGAAATGCTTGCAATTTACAACGCGCAGCGCCCGCTGCCCCGCGGCTGGAAAATGAAAGTCACCGATTTTTGGTGCGCGGCGTTCGTGTCCACGGTCTCCCTCCAGTGCGGCCTGCGCGACATCATGCCTACCGAGTGCGGCTGCCCGGGTATGGTGCGGCTCTATCAGGAGATTGGCCGCTGGGTGGAGGATGACGCCTATATCCCGTCCCCGGCCGACGTGATTTTTTACGACTGGCAGGACAGCGCAACGAACTACGCCACTACCGACAACATCGGCCACCCCGACCATGTGGGCATCGTGCTCGAC